AAAGCGTCATTGCCGCCGTTTGCAGGATTCCCACTAACTTTGCCTAGCGGTCTAAGACCGAAAGCTGTTGTTGAGTTTGCCATATTTTTATCCTTGTTTAAGTTTTTATTTACCTTGTTGGATAGGAATTACTAAATAATTAGTCCTTCTTTGTACCACCAAAAGTTACACGAGTTTGCCTATCACTGCTGATTGGCATACTTGGATGCTGTTCCTTAAGAGGATCGTTTGCAATAGCGTCTTCTCGTTCTTGAGTTCTCTTTGCGTAGTACTCTTCACGAGATTTTGCGATCTCCTCTGGTATCCTAGCCAGCACTAGGCCGCCAACTCCGATAACCCCTGCGTATTTGCCGTCTTTAATTGAAGGATAATTATGATCTGGATACTCGTCTGATCTTACTAACTCGTAACCTGATCTTAATCTGCCAGCTATATTCTTTGTATCATCAAAGCCTAAGCTTTCAGCTCTTATCCATCTATGTCTAAATCCGTCAGGCGCAGTTGGTGCGTCTAGAGATGATGGTGGAGTCCAAACTTGTGGTCTATTTGTTTTAGACCTAGTTTCGACCGCGCGTGAAGTCTTAATTGTTTTATTTTTTTCCATATGCTTATACCTCCTTCGCGATTAATTGTTTCGCATATTCTTCGAGTGGCACACCTAATCTTTTAGCAATTGCTACTTGTGATGGTGTGAGTTTCACTGTCTTTTTGCGTCCTGTTTGGCTTGGACGTTTCGCCGATGCCACAGTTTGAGCAGGTTTTGCTCTTTCTGTAGAATTATCTTCTACCTTAGCAAATTTATGCGGGAATTCAAGTCTTATTCTCTTGTCTATTTCCGAATAATAATCATCGCTTTTAGGGTCGAATCCTTCTTCATTTACAAGCCTCTTATGTAAGTCAAAAGCCGTGTAAGTCATAGCGGAATCACTTCCAAACCATGAATTTTTTGATGCCCAATCTTCAGCTTTAGGATCAACACTAGGTGTTTCAGCTTGTTGAGGAGTTATATTAATATCTCTCTTAACATCTGATTTAACAGCATTCTGTTCTCTTGCTTTTAAAGCGCCTAATCTTGCAGCATCTATATTTAGACTTGCAAGTTGTTCTTGAGCTACGATTTGTGCATCCACGTTACCTGATTCAATAGCATTTTTTAATGCTGTTCTTACAGCTTCTAAATTTGTTTTAACTCTTCTTTCAAATTCAGAAACATAAGTTTTATCAAGCCTTGAATACTTATTATCAGCTTCTTGTTTAACTGTTTGAGCAAAACGGATAGCTTCTTCTCTTTGTCTTTCCGCTTCTCTTTTTTCAAAAGTTAGTTTTGCTATACGTTTTTTAACGCTTTCGCTATATTTTTCTAACTCTCCTTCTTGTTCTTTTTTTGCTTCTGTTTTTTGTTCAACAGGTTTTTCTTCTTTTTTAGATTCAACAACAGGCTTCTCTTCCTCTTGTTGTACTTCTATTTTCTCTTCTGCAACGGCTTTCGTCTGCTCGTTGTTTTCGTCAAGATTGATTTCAGCTCCCTCATTTTCGCCAACATCAATCATTGGTTCTTGTTTTTTGTCTTCTGGCATAGTGCCTCCTATGTTTAAATGTGATGAAGAACATCTTCAGGATTTTTAATAGTCCCAAGTACTTCGTCATCGTTAAGTAGTCGCACTTCTCCACCTTCTATTGGTAATCTTGAACCCGCATAGCGAGCAAAAATAACCCAATCTCCTTTTTTACACCATGGTCCTGTAGGGTATCTTTCTTTATCGTGATACGCTAATGGTCCAATTTTTAATACATAACCACAGTTAGTAGCTATTCTTAATTTATCTAATGATTCTTGTGCAATAATAATTCCACCTTTAGTTTTATCTTTAGGTGTAAATGGTAATACTAATAATCTCCAACCAGAAGGTTCTGGTAAACTATCAACTAAAGATTCAGAAATATTTTCTGCTCTTACAGTTTTATCTTCTATTTTTTTATTTTCTTCTTGATATTTTTCTTCAAGACCTAGAACAGTCTTTGGTATTTCTTTTGACTGTGCATCAGTCGAGTTTAATAATGTTTCCGCCATTGTCCTTTTGCTCCTTTTTGCTTAGCAGGTTAGAGAGTTCCTGTAATATATATTCGTATACACGAATTTGTCCTATCATATACTGGTATTTTTCCATATTGTCAATATTACCTGAAGTAATACTTAAAGTAATATTTTCTAGTTGATTTTTAGACAGTCTTTGTAATCTTGTGATTACTTCTATTCCATCCATAATTTAACAATTCCACTTTCTTAATGACTTATTAATTCTTGAATTTGGATCTCTTGCAGTTTTTGCAGAAGTTAATCTTTTCTTCATCCCACTCATTCTGGCACAGAATGATTTTCTTCTATTAGCAGCTTTAGAACCTTTTTTTAATTTACTAGGTTTAGTAGTTACTGCCATTGATAATTTAGAACCTGGATTTGCACGTCTATAAGATGCAATACCTTTTTTATTTAATCCACCAGATTCAGATTTACCTTCTTTTCTTTGCCACGCAGGAGTTCCTCCTTTAGCATATTTCTCAACTGTTTTTTTTAAAGGTGGTAATTTTCCAGAAGCTCTTAATTCTTTATCTGGATCTGTTTTTTTTAATTTATTTAAAATACTATCTTCTTTACCAGATACCATCATTGCTCTTCCTTTACCTCTTAAAGATATATCACCCATATTAATAATATTTAGTAGTCTTTCTTCTATTTTCCATTACTTTTCCACAACCTCTAGCAATACCGCCTTTAGCTTTTTTTTCTCTATCCTTTGTTAATTTTTCAATTAATAATGGATCATTAATTTCTTTTAAAAAATCTTCTAAATCTTTTTTTTGTTGTTCTTCTAATCTTCTACCAGCAGGTCCCCTTAATCTTATTCCATCTCCACCAAAGTCAGCCATTATTTCCAGCCTCTTTTTGCAAGTTTAGGTAAACCTCTTTTAACTATACCACCTTTTCTATATTGTTCCATAGTAGAATCTTCTGGATGTATGGAATTAATATATTCATCTTCTCTTTCTTTTTCAATTATTTGTTTATATTTTTTATCTAATTCTTTTTCTGATTTTCTAAATTTATCTTGTTTGTCTCTTGCTATTTTATAATATTTTTCATTTGATTGTTCAGAAGTCATCCCACCATCAGCCATTTTCTTTTTAACCATTTTACCAGATTTAGTTTCCATAAAACCTTTTTTCTCTAATCTAGTTTCTTTAGATTCCGCAGCTTTAGATTCTTTTCCTTCATGTGCCATAGATTCATCCATAGCCATTCCTCCTTTAGCTTTTTTCTTAGGGAATCCTTTTTTCATATTTGAATAGGCTTCTTTAGAAATAGTAGTCTCTGATTTAGGACGACTTATTCCTAATCTTTTTCTTCTATTAATATTTGCCCACAAACCTTGTTTAGCCATTATTTTTTGCCTTTAGCCATTCCGCCTTTTTTAAGCGCTTGACCTTTTCCTCTAATAGCAATACCGCCACCACGAAGAGCTTGGCCTTTTCCTCTTACAGCAATCCCACCGCCTCTTAACATTTGTGCTCTTGGTCTTATTTTGTAATCGTTTCTCATTTTAGTTCTCCTTATCCGTTTTCTTGTTCTTTGTTTGATATCGGTTTATTTGCCATAGTGCGTGCCACCGATTCTGCACTTCTTCCAACTACATAACCACCAAGACCTATTTGTAATAATGTCCAAACATCTCCTGGAAGAGTGATTGTTATAGAAGCTTTAAAAAAAAATAAGATAACAGGTCCTAATACATAATTCCATATTAAAATAAATATTAATACATACATTAAAAGTGGTCTCCAGCTTGATGCGAACCAGCCGGCTTTAGCTTCAGCTTCAATAATTTTAGCAGCTGCAGTTAATTCTTGTGTATGAGATTGCATCAATTGCGTTTGCATTTGAGCTTTTAATTTTTCTTGTAAGTCTTTATCAGGTACTGATTTCTCAATTGTATTAAAAAGAATTTTTGCTAATGGAGCAATTGCACCTAACATTGGTAGCATTTAGAACCACTTCGCTTTTCTTCTTTTATCTGGTAACATTCTCTCTTGACCACCAACTTGATCCATTTGAGTTTCTTGTGGGTTAGTCATTTCAATATCAACTGCTTGTGCATAACCATCACTATTTAAAAATTGTGAATGATCAACTTGAGTTCCATATGGAGATCTTGAAGATGATTTTTTAAATGAACCTGATTTAACAGAACCACCTTCTGCATATCCTTTAGATTTTCCTGCTTCAGATAATGCGATAGCAATTGCTTGTTTAGGATTTTTTACAATTTTTCCAGATTTTCCAGAATGTAATTTTCCTGATTTAAATTCTTTCATAACTTTACCAACTTTAGATTGGCTCTTTGTCATTTTTTTCATAATTATATACCCTTAAATTTAACTTGTTGTGCTCCTTGCTTTGCAAGACTTACACCAGCTCGCAGTTTAGCTAAATTTTCGTTTTGTTCAAGCTTATTTTCATTATTTTGTTGATTCATTAAAGCTCTCATCTTATCTAAGTTTAATCTATCTTCAGCTTCCTTGCGTTTTTGCTCGTTTTCCATAGCTCTTAGGTCAACTTCACGTGATTTAAGCTTCAATAATGGGTCAGAATCAAATTGAGAAGTGATTTGGTTCTCCTCTTTCATGAAATCTGATGTCATTTCAGCTACTAATACAGATTTTCTAGATTCAATCTTCTGCATTACCATTTGTAACTGTTGTGCAATAGCAGGATTTTGAGCTGCTTGTTGTTGTAACATTGGTAATTGTTGTAATTCTTTTGAAAACTCTAATTGAACTTGTTCTTGAGCCATTAGAGAAATATGTTCAAGTATATTCTTTTGAATTGCAGCAACTATAACTGGATTATTTCTAACCATGTTTAATTGCATGAAATTTAAATGAGCTTCAATATGTGCTCTATGATCTTGTCCTGGGAAAGCTTGGAATGGTTGAGCTCCCATTGCACTAATATGTTCTAAACTTGGATCCATTGGAGTTGGTCTAGCTGGAGGAGGTAATATCAAATCAATATTATCTACACCAATTGCTTGATACATATCTTTGTAAGCTTGATATAAATTATGAATCTGTGGATTAGATTGAGCAAGTTGTAATTGAGTTTGTGCTAAACTAATTCTTTGCGTTTGAGAGAATATATTTGGATCTGCAACTGGAACAATGTCAACTCTATCGTCAAAGTCTGCAACTTTAATTTGTTTGTTTCCACCTACTACATCGTATGGATATACGGGTGGTAAATATGTTTTAAATACATTTGCTAATAATTTAAATTCTTGTTTTAATGAAGCATAAATTCTTTTGTGGATAGCAGACATGACTCTTGAACCACGTTCCAATAATGCTAACGTTGTACCTACAGCCGCTTGTTGATTTCCTTCACCCACTTGATTATCTGCGATGCTCGCGAATCGTTGGCCCGCTTGAACTACAAGACCCATTAATTGTAACAATGTTTGATCTGGTCCTTTAAATGGCAATGCCATAAAGTTATCTTTAATATTTCCTCCCGGAGCATCTACATCTCTCCATTCCCCTGGTTGTAATGGTTGTGCATCATCTCTAACTCTAATACCACGCATTTTAAATCCAGCTGGTAAATTAGCTAATGTTCCTGCATCTAATAATTGTCTTAATGCAGATGTAGCAGTTCTTGATAAACCACCAATCATATGAATTAAACCAAAACCATAGAATCCTAAACCTGGTAAAAATTTGAAATGTACAAAGTAATTAATTTTATTTTTCTTAGGATCTGTTTCAGAATAGTTACGTCTTATAGATAAAACTTCTCTTGAAGATTCTTCAATAGTTACAACGTATGGAAGTTTAATTCCTGTGGGCTCACCAGTCTGTGGATCTTTATCTTCAAATCCTTCCAGATCTAAATAAACATGACACTCTAATAGAGTGTAAATGTCATCTTGTTTTTCAACTCTAATGCCTTCTAATTTTTGTTTCTTTTCTTTTAATTCATCTGTTTGTATAGCTGGTTCTCCAAGTTCAACATCTCTATAAAAACCACTTACTTGTTGTTTTCTTAAATCATTTGCTGAAATCTTAATTGCATGAATTACTGCTTCTGCATCTTCTAATGAAGTTGCAGAATAAGGAACTACTAAATCTTCAGCTGGAATAAATTTAGATACAGCTCTTCCTAATAATTCATCATAGTAAACTTTTTTAAATGTAGATCCTGATAATGGTAAATAGAATAACATCTGATCAAATTCAGGTTCATATTCTTTCATGACATCCATAATCTCATAGTTCATGAAATCTTTAACTCTGTTTGCTTGATCTTGTCTTTCAGGAGTTATTGCTCCAACTATTTGAGTTCTAACTGGACCATCTGCTGGAAGTAATTCTTTATAAGCTTGTGATTGAAATTGTGTTACTGATTCTGCTAATACTGGATGAGTTACACCAGAAGCACCTCTAAAAGGTTCTGTTCGTCTTTCATATTTAAATCCTAAAAGATCTAAACCATTTGTATATGTTGTTTCCCAATCTTGACGTGATGAACGATAGTCAAGATAGTTATCAACTAGATCCGCACCTATTTGACCTAATTCTTGTTCATCAATTATTTCTGCTAAATTTGAAGAATGATTTTCTGATTGTAATTCTTGGGTTGGATCAAAAGAAACTTCTACTCCACCATCTTCCATTTGATTCATCTCAACGTTTTCACTTGTAATCTCTGGAGCCGTTTCGCTTATAGTTTCTACACCAATTTCTTGTTCTTTAAATTCTGGATCCGATGGAGTTGGAGTAACGTTCGGTAATGATTTATCTATATCAGCCATGATTAATTATACCTTCTTTTAAATAATGATTCAACACCTTGTGGATTGGGACCTCTAACAGGTGGTATCGTTTTTGTCAATCCACCATTAGCCATATTTGCTGTTTGTCCTGTTATACTATTTAACATACTAGCATTATTTCTTAATGCATTCATTGTACTATAATCTAAATTTCCAATAGATGCCCCTAATGCTTGAACACCCGGATCATAGCTTCCAACATTAACTGTTCTTTGAACATTTGGATTTGAAATGTTTGATCTTAAATTTCCTAAACTTTCCCCTAAATTATATGCTCCAGAATAAATTGATTCTCCAATGCCTGGGATAGATTTTAAAACACCTGCAGCTCTATTTGCTGCTGTTGAAAGTGGTAGCTCATTCATAAAAGCATCGTAAAAACCTTTAATACCAGATCCAGGTTCCATTCTTCCTTCGTTAATTACTTGTGCTGCTTCATGAAAAGGAGAAGAATAAAAGGCAAGAGGAACTGCTGCAACTGTTCCTATAGTACCAAGAGTTTGGCTAAGTATATTATCACCTAATAATTCTTTAAGTTTGTCTTGAGCAAATTGTCCAGCAGCTTGGTTAGCAGTTACATCATATGTAAATTTATTTGGTGAATTGGTATAAGCATCTGATCTTGCTTGACTATATGTATCATAAGCAGGTCCAGAAAATATTCCTGTACCTACATTTGAAACAATAGGATCTCTAGCTTCATTACCTCCTGCATTTGATCCTTCTCTTATAACTTTTATATAATTATTAGTTGCTGGGTCATATTCAAGTGATTCATATTTACTATTAAAGTTAATTCCAGAAGTAGTTCCAAACGCTGCTTGATCTTGTGCTGAAACTTGTTGACCAGAAAAAGGATCTACTGTTGGGATTTCATCTACAGAAACAGGTTTTCTTCTATAAAGATCGATCACATCTTGTTTATCTTTTGCGCTGGATAAACTAGCAATGTACGATTTAACTTGATCAGGAATATCTAAAAATTCTGATTGATCTTGTGCTGAAACTTGTTGACCAGAGAAAGGATCTACTGTTGGGATTTCAGTTGTTGTAGGTGTAGATGTTCCTGTTGAGCCAATTTTTGTAGATTGCCCTGTATTCCAATCAAATAATGGATTGTCTCCAATATATTCTTGTTTTACTGTAGCTGTAAAATTTTGTCGTCCAGAATTATCAAATGTTGGATTTCCATATTTATCTGTTACAGGAACTTTTTCATATTGATAATTAATTTTTAAAAATTCATCAAGTGGAATACCATTAACTGTATTAAGCGCAGCATTACCACCATCCGCGTATCGTTTTCTTTTTTTAAATAAACTAGCTACACCACCTTTTTTCATTCCACCATATCCTTTAAATAATTTATTCAAACCACCACCTGGTTCAAATAGATAAGTGCCTCTAATGTTAAATTGTTTTTGTTCTGGATCATAAGTAGAAGTTATTACTGATTGATCTCCTTCATAATCTAAACCTACTGTATATGGACTTCTTTTATAAGTATTTGATTGTGTAATTGCCTCATCTATAAAAGGAAAATCATATTTTATATTTCTAGAATTTCTTTGTTTGTCTAAACTTCCAGTTGCATATATTCCATCTTTTATTTTATATCTAATATCACCGCCAGATAACTGTGATTTATCTGAAACTGTTGTAAAAGGATTTGGAGAAAAATCACCTGAAGTTATATTTACTCTAGGATTAATTTCTAAATCACCTAATTTTATTGGATATTTTTTATAATATTTAGATATGTCTTCTTCTGACATATCACTTTCATAAAATAATTTTTCTAATTCTCTATTACTTAATTCAGTTTCTTTACCTATTAATGGTAATAGTTCTTCCGGATATAATCCTCCACCTTGTCTTAAATTAACTCTACCACCTTTTTTCATTTCAGGTAATTCAGGTATTAAAACATTAACGTCAGGTATATTATCTTCATACCAACTTTCTGGAACTTCTTCCCAATCTCCTGAAAGACCAATTTGTGAAAAAGGTTTCATAAAAGTTAATCCACCTCCTTTTGGTCCAATAGAAATACCCCACCTACTAGATGTATCATCTTGAACATTTGGTATGATACTTAAACCTATTCTAGGATCTTTTATATCTTTTTTATTATATTGACCAAATTCTCCACCTATATTTTTATCAGCAAAATCTAAATCAAGACCAAATAATGTATTTCCTTTATAAAGATCTAAAATAGATTTTTTACCTAATAACTCTTTTTTGTTTTCTCTAATTTCTTCCTCTATTTCTGCGTCTGTCTGTTTAGGTTCTTTTACTTCTCCACCTTTTTTATAATTGAATACTGGCGATCCTTTACGTTTTAAAAATCTTCTAAAGCCAGCATTTGTATCTGGAAATGATTCAGGATTTGCATTAATTAATTCTATAAATTCTTCTTTAAGTAATTGTTTAACATCTTCAGATACGGATCCACCATCTTTAAAGTTTATATCAGATGGATCAAAATTTGGATCATCTGGTAATCTTCCTCTCGTATCTTTAGTGGTTTTTAATTTATTATAAACTTCATTTAAACTTTCATTAGTATTCTTACCTGTAATTAATTCTTTAGCTTTGCTTCCAAATATATTTTCAAATACATCTTCAGCTTTACCTCTTGATAATTGATCTATTTGTTTTGCATTTAATGAAATCAAATCATCATCTAAAAATTGTTTAATTAAAGTTTCAGCTTCAATAGTTTTTCTACTAATAGAAGCAACACCTTTTTCTTTCATTAAACTCTCAAGTCCTGGTCCTGTAATCTTTTCTTTAGTTGCAATATCTACAACATCAGCAGTTATTTCTTTTGGTTTAATAACACCTAAAATTCTTTCAACGTTATCATTAAATGTTTTTAATTGTCTTTCTGTAAATTGACCTACATAGTCAGAAGCATTTTGAACTATGCCTCTCATACTATCTACAACTTCTGGTTTTGAGTAATCAAATTCTTTTGGAGTTACAGGTCTATTAATTAATCTATCTATTTCTGATCCTCTGATTGGAGTTACATTTGTTCTGCTACCAATGTTAGGTTTAATCCCTAACTGTTTTAAATTTTCAAATAGTTTAAATAGGATTTGTTTCATTTAGTAGTATTCCTTTTCCTCATGAATAATTTTTTCATCTGCATAATCCTCTGGGTGTTCAATAAAGCCACCCTGTCTAAATCTCATTAAAGCCTGTGTCATTGAGTCAACAAGGTCATCATGATCCCCAAAAGGAAATGCCGCGCATTCCTCAATAACCTCTTCTGCAAACTTATGGTCTGGAGCCCATATCTGACCTGATTCAAATAATGGTGCTACAGCATTTACTCTGGAATGCTTATCATTTCCTTTGCTTGGTGTAAAGTTAATGACTGGAATACCCATCTTACGTAATTCATAGGTTAATGGTAATCCTGATGCTTTTGATTCCACAATCACCGAATCGGGTTTCCAATAATGATATTGCTCTAAAGCTTTACGTCTTAACTCTGGAAACTCTAATCTTTCCTTTACCGCATCTAATAATATTAAATTTGGTCCACTATCCTCGTTTGGATAGAATACACCCCATGTCGTGATTGCAGAAAAATCGGCAGTTTCTTTTTTCATGAATGCCGTGTCATAACTTTGAATCACATGATACAAAGATGGAATATAATCTCTATCCCACTTACGCCACCATTCACGTTTAATGATTGAGCCTTCTTCTGATGTTGGATTCTGCATCCATTGTGCGTTCCATTTCTGTACTGATAGAGATGCTTTAACTGATTCTAATTCTGATAGTTTCCAATACTCTGGCCATACAGGTTCATTGTTTGGAAGTATAGCTGGAAACTCTATTACTTCCCATTGATCAGACTTTAATTCTTTTTGAGCCCCGATCAACGCTCCGGTAAGATCTTTCAACGACCAACGCGTCATAACCACTACGATCTTTCCGCCTGGTTGTAAACGCTGTCTTGGACCAGACGTATACCATTCATAAGCACGTTCCAACGATTCGGGATTCATAGCATCTTGTTCCGAGTGTGGATCATCGATGATAAGTAAATCCGCTCCGCGGCCCGTGATGGCCCCACCGACACCGGCTGCAAAGTATTCACCACCTTGATCCGTTTCCCAACGGCCCGCGGCTTGCGAATCTTCTCTTAGTGTAGTTTTAAAATATTTTTTATAATCCTCACTATCAATTAAATGTTTTGCTTTTCTACCAAATCTAACTGCAAGTTCTGTAGTATGAGTTGTTTGGATAATTTTTAATTTTGGATTACGACCAATCATCCATGCTGGAAGTAAGAATGATGCAAATTCAGATTTAGTATGCCTTGGTGGCATATTGATAATTAATCTATTAATCTTTCCTTCTGCAAGACGATTGAATTGTTCAGCAATTTTTTTATGATGACTACCTTCAACGAAATCTGGCCAAACAGATTTTACAAAAGTTAAAAAATCATTATGTATCTTTTCTTCTTTTTTCTTCTCGTCTAACTTTATTGCATACTTCATAAAGTCTTTCCGTGCATCCACGGGAAGCTTATTCAGATCTATCTTACTTACATCCATAAAAATTTTTATAAAATTTTTTGTAAAATTTTTTCACCTTTGATATTTTTTTACAATGTATTTATCACGGTTGAATGTCTAAATCTAGGTCTAAAGGGTGTTTCTTTGGGACCCCTATATGTATTAAGGGGGATGGGGGGTCACGGACTATCGGCATACTAGATCCCCTTGGGACCCATAGGAGTCGCGCAACAGCGCGACGACCCCCGAGCCGCGAAGCGGCGAGGGCTGCACCCTGCCCGCGCAGCGGGCTGTGACATTTATGCAACACTGTATCCACAATGCAACAGTATACCGTTCCCGGCCCCGGGCCCGCGAAGCGGGCCCGAAGGAAGGAGAGCCGCGCAGCGGCGCACAACCTATGCGCGAACATGCGCACAACCTATGCGTGTACAACGCAGGCGCGCCTGCGACAATATGTCGCATTGACATATCGCGTTCCGTTGTTCTCGATTCGTGGATCGTTGATGAATATATATTTAACTATTGACTTGACTATTATTATGGGATAATCTATTACTATAAATAGAAAGGATAAATATGAAACATATAACTAAACGAGACTTATATCAGTTCAATACTGATATGGATGATATCGCGGATATGTTCCTTGATGTTATCAACGGTAAGAATAGTGCGGAGGAGATTAAAGATATAATCGAGTTCGCGATTAACAAACCAATAAAGGAGGATGAGTAATGACATTAGAACAATTATCACACAACTACTTTCACGACTGGTTAAGTGGTAAGTATAACGAAGGTGAGTTTATGGGCAAAGCTTCTCACTTATCAACGATGTTTATCGACGAAGCGCGATCCTTGGCTCTTGCGCCGCATGAAGATATCATTGCTGAAGCAGAGACTTTAGAAGAAGCGGTGAACGAGAAGATATCAGATTGGAGTTGCCAATGATTGAAACGCTAAACAATCTATACGCGTTCTTTGTAACGGGCGCCGGCGTTACGCTGTTGGTTGGTGTGCTATTCTATTGGTATATGATCTATACTGACAATAAGCAAACCGAGGATTTTGATAAGAAGTACCGCGAATCGCGGGAAGAGAATAATAAATTCAAGAATTAATCGCCTCCGATTAATGTTTCCTGGATCGCGGTCCAATCATCCTGGGCCGCGATCTTCGCATCGCGGAGCGAGTGTTGTAGTTCGCGGATCGCGGAGCTTTCATAAAGTATTGCGAAGCGAGGAGCGGCGGGCTTTACTAGGATAAAGTTACGCTTTGTCATGGTCGTATGAAATAGGATCTGGTGAGGTGAAAGATGTATTTTATTACCGTTTGCTACTTTAAGCTCACACATAAAAAAACCACAGGAATCATGATATCCCAATAGATCTGGAACTCCAAAAGATATCCAAGACTCTAGTCTTGTCCATTTAATTTTAGGTGTATTTTTCTTAACTTGTTGCCAAAATTT